CCAGAATGGAACCTAAGGGGTTTAAATAGGAGGGGTGGAGTAGTAAGTCGTCTGTTGATAACCTAAACATTGACATATAGTAATTGATATCTTATTATATAGTTATGATTATAAATGTTTGCCACAGACAAACAGATTTTTGTTTAATGCTCCCAGAGTTATAGGGAGTTTTTGTTTAAAATGAAAAAGCCAAGTGGAACCAAAATATCAAGGGGATCAAGGAAGATAGCAGAGAGAGAAATGTTATGTAGATTTGCGGCATTACCAAGAGTATTAAGACAGGAAGAGTTTGGATATAAAAACCTTCAGGATTTTGCCAAAGAGTATAAAGTTGATGCTGGGACATTAAGCGGTTGGATGAATGAAGAAAAAGTGAAAGAAAAGATAAGAAATAATTGGAAAGAGTGGGGAAGAGATAGAACACCAGATGTGATATTAGCTTTATATAGAACAGCAGTAAAAGACGGCAAGTCTTCAGAGGTAACAGCTTGGATGAAAATTGTTGATGAGTGGGAAGAGAAAATGGTAACAACGAATCCAGAGTTAGAGAAAGTAGCAAGTGCATTAGAAAGATTAGCTTCAAAGAAATGAACAACGCAAAAGAGATAGTTAGAAAGCTTTATCGTAATGATAAGGGTGAACCATTTGAATTGACTGATGGACAGGCAGAGATATTTGATGCAATTTTTAAAAGGAAATATAATAGAAATCATTGTGAAACACACACAAGATATGGAAAGAGCGAAACAGTCAGTATGGCTGTGCTTACCAGAGCCGCAACATTTCCAGAGAAATGGGCAGTGGTAGCAGGAAATGAAATCAAGGCCCAGATCATAATGAATGCAGTGATCAAACATATATTTGATAATGAATACACAAAAGGTAGATTTATATTAGACAAAGGAGAATCAGAAGAGAAGATAAGAAGATTTAGAAACAAGAAGAGAATAAACTTTAAAATAGGCAAGAAGTTATTAGGAGAAATCTTTATAGCAACAGCGTCAGAAGCAATGGGATTAGGCGCACCAAATGTTATTGAAGATGAATCAGCATTAGTTAAAGACAAAGATCATGCATTAGTAATGAGAATGCTTGGAGATCAAACAGACAATTTCTTATTTAAAATAGGGAACCCTTGGGAAAGTGAACATTTTACAAAGTCAAAAGAGGATCCAAGCTATCATAAGATAAGAATAGATTACAAACAGGGATTAATAGAGGGTAGGATTACGCAGGAGTTTGTAGATGAGATGAGGCAACAACCATTCTTCGGTGTATTATATGAGTGTATAACACCAAAATCAGATACAACAGATGAAAGGGGTTGGATACCATTATTAATAAGAAAAGATATAGAGAACGCATTCATAGAGCAAGCCAGTGGATTTGGTATCAATAAGTTAGGAGTAGATGTGGCCGGTGGTGGTAGAAACTTCAGTGTTATATGCCAGAGGTTCACAAACTACGCCAGGAAGATACATAAATCAAATGATCCCGACACAATGAATCTGGCTGAAAGAGTTATAAATATTAAAATAGCAGAGAAAGTAAGAAATCAAGATGTGTTTACGGACAATCTGGGAATAGGAAAAGGATTATACGATGTATTGAGTAGAGAAAAGCATACACTGGGAATACATGGAGTTAATGCCGCTAAAACACCAACAAATGATGTAAACAAAGAGAAGTTTATTAATTTAAGAGCAGAAATGTATTGGAAAGCCCGGGAGTGGATAATGAAAGGAGGCAAATTATTAAAAGATGATGACTGGTATCAATTAACAAAGGTAAAGTATAGAGTTAAATTAGAGGGTAGCAAGGGTAAAATGCAGATTATGAGCAAGGAGGATATGTTAAAAGAGGGTGTCTTGAGTCCAGATTTGGCAGATGCATTTGCAATGACATTCGTTACAGATGATATTGTGCCAATGGATCCAGAGATACTAGAGATGAGAGAAAGACAAGAGGAAGGAGAATATGATCCAATGCATCCGTTCGGTGATATATAATATTATGAGGATAAAATTTGGATTAGGTAGAAGAGATTATAAGAAGCAATCAAATGAAATTAGTAATTTTTACGAATTATTTGGTTTTCGCAAAAGACGCATTAAACTAGTAAAGAGAATAACAGAAGGAGAGAGTTGTATGAATGCTATTATAGGATATAAGAACAACATGGGAATAAGGTGGGTATCGATATCATTATTATTCTGTTTTATTAAAATTTATTATTAATATGGACGAAAAACAAGACAAAAAATTACAAGGAAGTGTTCTTAAAGAAGAAAAAGAGGATGATGTGAAGACTCCTGATTATTCTGTTGAAGAAGAAGAGTATATTAGGGCGCTTCAGAAAAGACTAGAGGGTGCAAAGAAGGCAAGGGATGGAGGACACAATGAGTTTGATGGATTAACTTATTCGCAATATTACAATGCTAATAGAGATACAGCAAATACAGCTATCAAGTCAAAGAAGAACAGAGGAGAGGTATCATATAGATCGGGGACATTAAGAACAAAGATGATGTCTTTTTTGAGTTATGCTTTAGGATTAAATCTGAAAGGAGATATTTCAGCAATTGGTAAAGATGAGATTCCATTGAATACTCTCGGTAATGCAATGGAAGATATAGTAGATAAGACAGAAGAGATAGAAAATGGCAAGCCAGAAGAAAAGAAGATGTTAAGACAATATGAGTTATTAGTACAGGGAACAGTGTTTTTAGAGGATTTATGGGAAAGGAGGATGGAAAGGCAGAAAGAAGTTGTAGAGGGGTTCTATGGGCAAATCAAGGGGGTTAAATGGAATGTTAAAGATGTACTTGGGATTGGTGGGCCGATAAGAAGGATCATTCCCGGAAAATCTACTTATTTAGGAGATTTAAAAGAGTATTTTATAGAGAATCAACCATACATATTTACGGTTGAAACAATGAATAGAACAAAAGCAGAGAAGATTTATGGTAAATGGGAAAGGTGGAAAGATTATGTTTCACAAGAGAAAAGAATGTTTTTGACTGATTCGTCTGATGATAGTGGAAATGATATTTGGACATTTGGAGATAATGTAGAGAAAGACGAAGTAGAGATAATCAAGTATCAAGACAAACCAAATCATGAGTATCAAATTATTATAAACGGAGTATTGATGTTACCAATTGGATATCCATTTCCTTGGGGTTATAATGAGTATTCAATAGTTCAGCAGAATTTAGAGCCAATTAAACATAATTTTGCCTATGGTAAATCATTTGTATTTAAGAACAAAGACACAATTGCATTATTAGATGAGATGATGAAGTTAGCAGTATTGAAGACACAGAAGTCATTTATGCCTCCATACCTTAATTTATCTGGTAGGGTTGTGAACAAGAGTGTATTTATGCCAGGCAAGATAAGTCGTGGAATAGAACAAGGATCATTGGTGCCAGTGTCAGACAAAGAGGCACAAGGAGTAACGAATAGTGAGTTCAATATGATACAAGAGATAATGAAGCAGGTTGATTTGAATACAGCATCGCAAACATTTACTGGATCAAGGGAACAGGGTGGAAATACAACAGCAACACAAATAGTTGAATTACAGAAACAGGCCAGAATGATGATGGGGTTAACGGTATTAGCATTTGGATTATTAGAAGAGAAACTAATAATGAAGAGATTGCTGATATTGTTAAAGAATTGGTTTAGCCCGATTGATACGGTGTTAGATGAGGCTAGAAAGCAATTAAAGAATAGATATAGAGCAATTTCATTAGAAAAGAACATAGGAGAAGAGGGCCGTGGAGTACGAATGACCATAATGGCAGATGAGCTACCAAGTTCAAATGATTTAAAGAGCGTAGAGGATACTCTAAAAGATAAATTCGATAAGCCATTTAGGGTTGTAGTATTAAATCCACAAGAGGTGCAGTCAACAAAATTGACTTGGAAGGTAATGGTAAATCCAAAGCAACGAGAATCTAGTGAAGCATCAAAGTTAATGTTTAGAGCAGAGATGACAGATGCAATGGAGATTGGATTACAGTTAGATCCAGCATGGATAGAGAAAAGGTTTGCAGAAGTGTGGGAAGAGAATCCAGATAAGATGTTTGTTAAAAAGGAAGAACAAATACCAGTGGGAGCGCCAATGACTGGAATGCAACCACCACAGGGATCACCACAGGGATCACCAACACCAAAGATAAAAGCACCACAGACAGTAGCAAGTGGAGAAACACCAAAAGGAACATTGTCAAAATAATATCATAACAATATGAGAGAAGAACAAAATATAATAAATATAGGTGGTGTAAATATAATAAATAAAGGGATAGTGGGTATTGGTGATGAAACCAGATTGTGTTTTTTTGATAGTAGGTATAAGAATAAAATTAAAATTAAAAGTTATGGAAAATTAATGAAAAATGAAGTTAATTCTTTATTTGGGATTAATGGTAAGGGTAGTAAGAGCAATATATTGAGAAAGTTTTTAGGCGTTGTGAGTGAAAAATAATATGAATAACATAGACAAAGAACTAAAATCAGCCAAAGAACTGAATAAAGAAGTGTTAGGAGATGTGGGTAAGGATATCGTTGAGATAGAGAAAGAGTTACTAAGCGATGCGGAAATCAAGAACATGGCGGCTGATGTAGAGTTATTTTATAACAAACATTTTAAAAAGATATTAGCATTAAAAGAATATGAGTGGTTGAGGAGTTTGGGAACAAATGCAGAAACCTC